ATTGCTAATGATTATAATGGCGAAGTTGATGTAGCTAAACTTGAACAAGCTCGTAGAGAGATTTTTGATGGTATTCATCGTCTTGAAGAAGCAGTAGAAAAGCTTGATAATGGATATAGAGGCAAAAAAGCAGACCTTGACGAAAACGGATTAGTCAAAGAAGCCAAACAAGACCGTATTGGTGGAATTATTATAACAGTTCCTATTTTGATATCAAGAATTGCAAAAACACTTATAAATGGTATGGTATCAGGTGGGCATGATATTGAAAGATCTTTTGATGCACAGGTAAAAGAATGGAGTCTTGATAAACGAGAACAAGCTGAATTGATGGAGCTTCTCGAAAATATGGGGTACGCACAACCACGAAGAGATCGTGCATATCCGGCAGATCATCACATGGAATATAAATCATCAGATAATTTTGACTTCGGATCTCAATACCCCGCATAGGAATATATGTCAAATAAATACTTCACACGCAACTCATCAATCATATCACGCGATGAAAGTTCTTTTGATCGCGGAGATAAGACTCCGTCTTGGTTTAATGAATATGCTGCTATACTAGAAAAAGATTCTGCAAAATCAAAAAAACAAGACTACTCCTTATTCGACCAAATAAATAGTATTCTTGGCAATAAGTCAAAATATTCAACAGTAGCAGAAGCAGTAGAAGATTTACAAAAACGCACAGGCTTGTATGATATTTTACAGAAAAAACAAGCAAGTGATTTAAAACACGGCAATATACAATTATTCAAAGAGATTCCAGTTCTAAAAACATATATAGATAATTATATTGATGATCGCCCAGGAACTTCGGTTGAAGCAGTTATACATGATTTACTGAAAATAAAGACTATAAAAGATAAACTTCCTCAGTCAGATGACGTTCCAATAGAAGTAAAACAGTATATAAGTCATAAAATTGGTGAAGTTGGTGCATCAGTTCCTAAAAATGATAATGATAATCTTGAGTTAGGAAAAATAGATTTAAGTAAAGATGTTGCAGTTGTAGATGATCCACTTGGTATATGTATGCCTGGCGGCAAGTAATATTTTATATTGAAAGATTGAATGTCGGAAGATTTATTATTAGAAAAAATAAAAGACAAATTATTAGATTTTGATCCAGTTCATTTTGTTGAAAAATACCTAACAATAGATGGTGACAGGTTTCATTTACAAAAAGGTGGATGGAAACCGTTTTCAGATATATACAGATATATTGGATTGAAAGCGGTTGAAAAAGACGGTAAGCCTGTGGTTATAGTTGCTGGGCGTCAAATTGGGAAAGATCTTGCGCTAGATACTCCTATACCTACACCGTTCGGGTGGAAAACTATGGAGGATCTTCAAATAGGAGATAAAGTTTTTGATGAAAACGGTAATACATGTAATGTAATAGATGTATCACCGGTTTTTACAGATCATATATGTTATAAATTAACATTCGATGATGGCACTGAAATGATCGCTGGAGAAGATCATCAGTGGCTAACATATACTAATAATCAACAGTCATCAGTAAAAACAACAAAAGAAATAAAAAACACATTAGAAACTGAACACCATATTGTTTCATTAAAAAATAATTTTTATATACATAAAGTTGAATTAGTCCCAACAGTTCCAACAAAATGCATAATGGTTGACTCAGTATCACATTTATATTTAGCGTCTAAATCTTTTATTCCTACACATAATACTAGTATGTGCGCAGCTCTTGAAATGTATTTTTGTGGATGTGGATTATATGGTAATGGGAAAAATCCACCCATACGAATGGTTCATGCGTTCCCTGAATCAGCTCTTGCAGCCTCATACTCAAAGGTAAAACTAAATGGAATGATTAGATCGTCAGTTGTTATTGATGATGGTAATGAAATAAAAGGTATAAAGAAAAAAGCATATATGCATTCATTATTAGATAATTCATCAGAAAGTAATGATACTCTTTCATTCAAGCAGTTTGTTGGTGGAAATCATTTATGGATTGAAAGCGTTGGAGTTGATGGAAATCGTTTAATGGGAAAAACAGCTGATATCATTTTCTATGATGAAGTTCAAAAAATGATGTCTATTGCAATAGGTAATTCGTCAAAAATACTTACACAGTCAAAATATGGTAAACAAGGTGAAGGTGTTCAAGTATACTTCGGTACACCGTTGTTGAGAGGGTCTACATACTGGGATTTATGGAACGCATCATCACAGCAGTATTTTCATTTAGGGTGTGGTAAATGTAAAAAATATTTTCCATTATATACACCGGGAACTAATGACTGGGAAGATATATGGCTATACGGTTATACCGTACGATGTACACATTGCGGGTTTGAACAAGATAAAAGGGAAGCAACAGAAAACGGTAAATGGGTTGGTTTAAAAGATCAACAGGAATCTAAATATATAGGTTTTCATATAAATCAATTATATATTCCAACATTTACAAAAGAAAAAATTATATCTGAAAAACCAGAAAATAATCCAATTAATTCAGAGAAGACGTATCAAACGCAAATTCTTGGAGAATTTTACCATGGTGAAGCGACTATAATAACAATGGATCAGGTTAGAGAATTATGCGGAGATCCTGGTAGAAAATTTAGAGGAAGCATATCACCAGATGAAGATCTTCCGGTATTTTTAGGAATTGATATTGGGGCTAAGAATGATTTAGCGCAATTAGTTGATTCAGATAGGGTAAAGCCACAAGGTCAAAGTTATAGCACGGCAGTTGTTATTGCAATGACTGGACCACAAAGAATGTCTATAGAGTTTGCAACCGCATTTAAAAGAAACGATCTTGCCAGTAAAAAGGGGCTAATAGAAGAGATAATGAGAAAGTATTCCGTTAATTTAGCTGTATGTGATTTAGGGTATGCTAATGATCTAAATGAAATTCTTCAAACTCAGTATGGAGAAAAGTTTCTTTCATCACAGGCTTCTAACAGAGTAAATGAGCATATAAAATTTAATTCAGATGTTTTCCCAAAAGTAATTACGTTTGAACGTGATTTTTGGATTGCAGATTTATATGAGCAAATGAAAAAAGGTAATATTAGAATCCCGATGGGAAGCTATGAACAAATAGCAATGATGATTCAACATATATGTAGTATGGAAATAAAACCAAGTATAAGTCGCGCTGGTGATATAACACCACACTATATTAAAGGTAGTACCCCAAATGATTATTTTATGGCAATACTTAATGCATATATAGCGTATAAATTTTATGTTAGCCAGGGATTTAAAATCAAAAATCCAGCACATATGCGTGATCCTGCAAAAGATAAACCTCCTGTATTAGTAGCATATCTGCCAAGAATGAAATGAGATTGAATATATTGATGACTAATGATATAGTATATATCAAGGAAACTAATGTCGAATAATGGTAAATTTTTACAAAAACAAGGGTTGCCACCTATTGCCTCAAATGATATGTATAAAAACGTTTCTAAATATCGTCAGCAACAATTAACAAAAGAGGTGGAACGAGGATTATACAGAGATGGTTCTGGTAATGGTAAAAGCGAGTTAAGTCCTGCATCGTATGTTTCTACATTAAGTGGTAATTTAAAAAAGAGTGCACAAGTATTGTCCAGTGGTCAGTCATCAGGTGCTAATTGGCGCGGAGGTAGCGGTGAGGCAACCAGGCAAGCACCAGCCGTATATAGTCCATTATGGTTGAACTCAAATCTAAATCTCCCCCGCGACCGCGCAACAATCAATAGCTGGCTACGATCTTTTTACGCCCTAGCTCCATTCGTTCAAAATGCCATTAATCTTCATTCTACCTATCCTATATCTAAATTAACAATTCGTTGTCCAAATCGTAAGGTTGAAAACTTCTTCAATACAATGATTGAAGATATTGATCTCATGAATATATGTATACAGGTTGCTCAGGAATATTGGCTTCTTGGTGAAGCATTCGTGTATGGAGAGTTAGATCAAAATAATGCAGTGTGGAGCAGACTTGTAATTCAAAATCCGGATTATATGGTGGTACAAAAATCAGTTATTGCAAGTGAGCCACTTATTATGATGCGTCCAGATGATAATCTTCGTAGACTTGTTTATTCTAATAAGCCTGCAGATATTGAACAAAAAAGCCAAGTAAATGAAACTATAATAGAGCACGTTAAACGTGGTGAAAACATACCATTAGAAAATCTATATATATCACACTTAGCAAGAAGAATAAGTCCATACGAGGTTCGTGGAACAGGTCTTCCAGTTAGTTGTTTTAGACAACTAATGTTATTCGATCAACTTCGCGAGGCTAAGTTTGCACAAGCACAAAATATGATTAATCCACTTACATTAATCAAAGTAGGGTCAGCAGATTATAAGCCACAACCAGCAGATCTTGATATATGGAGAAATGCTTTCGCAGAAGCTCAATATGATCAAGACTTCAAAATATTTACTCATGAAGCCGTGACGGTGGAACGTGTCGGATATAATTCTGCTATTATAGATATATCTGGAGACATAACTCAATTACTAAAAGAGATATTCATGGGACTTATGGTTCCACAAGTATTAATGGATGGTGGCGGAGATATAACTTATTCTAATGGTGGAGTATCATTAGATGTTCTCCGTCAAAGATATATGGCATTCCGTAATATGATGAGCACTTGGTTAAAGAATAAGATATTCGCTCCAATATCAAAATTAAATGAGTTTTACGAATATGAAGATGGTGAGAAAAAACTAATTACTCCAACAGTAGAGTGGAGTCATATGAGTATATTCGATACTATGGATTATGTTCAACAATTAGTTGCACTATCAACTGGTGATCAAAAACGAGTATCACAGCAAACATTGTATCGATCATTAGGATTAGAGTATGATGAAGAGCGTCGCAAGATGAAGAAAGAGGATATCCAAGAAGCCGTGAGAAAGAAAGAGCTTCTTTCCTTGGAATCAATGGCATTGAATGAATTGAGAGCCCTTGATGAGGAGTCTGATATACCAGAAGTTGCTCCAGCAGCGTTGCCTGGTCAATCTCCTTATGCGGATGCGGCTGGGCAACAACCAGGTGCAGAAGCAGGCGGATCATCATTGCCTCCGCTTCCGGGTATGGGATCAGGTGGCGGTGGAGGAGGCGGAGCAATGCCACCACCACCAACAGAAGGATTACCTCCACCTGCACCGTCTGGCGGAACTCCAGCACCGACTGGAGGCGGTGGAGGAACAACCTCACCACCGTCAACTCCGCCAAAATAATCGTAATTTTGCTAAACATGTTCTCGGGACATGCCATCACCAGCAGGCAAAATAGCTACATCCCCTAATAATCTCACATATTATTGAACTATATCTAGGAGATATAAATGGATAAGAATGCACAAGAACGTGGACTTTTAAATAAACTTCGTGAACATGCTAATATAACAAGCAAACTATTAGAAAGCATAAATCCCAAGTTTAAAAAAATGATGGATGATCTTCGAAAAACTGATGAGAAGATCCGTGGCTACTCCGAACAATCAAAAGATTTAATCAAATCAGCAAAATCATTAGTTAATCGCCGAGACTATCTTTCTGCTGCATCAACTATGTCTTCATTCCACGAGAAGTGTAGATATATTGCTGCTGAACTAGATAAGTTCATAAAAAATGTAGATATGGATAGTTTTTCCGTTCTACTAGATCAGTTTGATGATGAACAAAAAGAACGCATATTCGGTTATGATCCAAATAAAGAATTAAATTTAAATGAAGTGTCATTCGTAAATGATATGGAAGTAATGGCTTCGTTTAAAAAACAAGCAGGTCTTTCTGATTGGTGGCATAATCTTACTAATGAGCGCGCAACGGCTATGCGTCAATTAGAAAAGCGATTTTCAATATCTTTCCTAAAAGACTTAAAAACTAACTCAATAAATATTTTCAACGATAGTCAAAGATTTTTACAATTTTTGTTAGCAACATTTAAAAAATTGGCAACTGCATTAGCAAGAGGCAAACCAAGTATATATATAAGTGTTGCAAAAAGTTTTATGTCTAAGTTTGATCAATACCATAAATCATTCGTTAAGTTTTATGAAAAAAATATAATTCCATTAAAACAACAACATGAAAAAATGGTTGCCGATAAAAAACAAGCAGAAGAACTAGATAGACAGAAATATAAAGATTTATTGAATCAGCCTGGTGCGATGAAACTTAATCCACAAACAACACAGGCTCCAATGCAACAAGGACCTTCTGCTCAAATGGGACCAGATCAGCCAATAAATCTCACCAATATTGCTCCATCAACCAAACAAAAATCATTAGATGTTCTTGATGAATTAAATAAACCAAAACCCGGCGAAGAGCCATACAATAATATTCAAGATAAAAATAAACAATTACCACAGATACTATCAAAACAGTTCATTACCAAAATAGAAAAAATAGCATCAGATAATCACCCAAGATCGTTAATGCTTGCTATTTTGAAATATTCTGCTGAGCTTGAAGATATAAATCCAGAAGCAAGTCTAAAACTACTTGCTATTGCAGAAGGAATTAAAGAAGATATAAACTTCAATATAGAATAATATGATATCATCATCTTTCTCCAATAAACTTAATGACATTAGCCAAGAGCTTGGAATGAATCCGAGAGATCTTTTATTAGTAATGTATCTTGAGTCTGGGGCAAATCC